AACAGTTGTGCGAGAAATACTTAGTTCAGAACCGTACTACAAAGAAAATCTACGAAACACCGCAATTCGCTTATATGCTTATTGCTATGACTCTGTTTAAGAATTATAGCTCAAACAGACTCCAGTACGTTAAACGTGCCTACAATTACTTTAGCCAACACAAGATCAATCTTCCTACGCCAATTATGGCGGGCGTTCGCACAACTTTGAAGTCTTACGCTTCGTGCGCTTTGTTCACTGTTGACGATACATTAGATTCGATTTTTGGCAATAATACCGCTGTTGGCCTAGCTACTGCCAACCGATACGGCATTGGCATGAATATCAGCCGTATTCGCGCCGTAAACAGCCCAGTTAAAGGCGGCATGGTCAGTCATACTGGCCCAATTCCGTTCTTGAAGATGTTTGAGTCCACTGTTAAGTCATGCCATCAAAACGGCATCCGTGGCGGTTCTGCAACGGTTAACGTTGCTTGGTTCCATCACGACATTGAAGACATTATGGTTCTCAAGAACAATGCTGGTACTGATGATAACCGTGTTCGCAAACTTGATTACTGCATTGGCTTTGATCGCTTGTTCTATGATCGCGCCATGTCTAATAAGACTGTAACTCTTTTCTCTTATCATGAAGTTCCTGAACTTTGGAATAACTTTGGTATGGAAGGTTTCAAAGAACTTTACGAAGCCGCAGAAAAGAACAATAAAATTAAATTTAAAAAGGTAGTTAATGCTAGAGATCTTCTTTTTTTGTTCTCTAAAGAACGCGTTGAGACTGGCCGCATTTACTTGATGAATGTTGACCATGCTAACTCTCATGGTTCTTGGACTGAACAAGTTGATACTGCTAACCTCTGCTTGGAAGTTAACCATCCTTTAACTGCAATCAAAGACGTTAATGATAAAGACGGCGAAATCGGCGTCTGCATCCTTTCTGCCGTTAATCTTCTGGAAATCTCGGAAGATGAAATGGAATCAGTATGCGATGTTATCGTTCGTATGCTTGAAGAATTGATCGACCATCAAAACTACTTTGTTCCTGCTGCCGAAAACTTTGCCAAGAAACGTCGCAGTCTTGGTGTTGGCGTAACCAATTTGGCCGCTTGGTTAGCTAAACGCGAAATGAAGTATTTTGATAAGCAAGCTCCTAATAAGGTAGCCGCGCTTATGGAATCTGTTAGTTATAATCTTATCAAAGCCTCTGTTGAAGTCGCTAAAGAAAAAGGTAAGTGCGAGAAGTTCCATCTGACCAAATTCTCTCAAGGCATCTTGCCGATTGATACTTACTGCAAGAACGTCGATGAGTTCGTGACGGAGAAACTTCATTTCGATTGGGAAGGTCTTCGTAAAGAAATCGCCCAACACGGTATGCGTCACAGTACTTTGACGGCGATTATGCCTGTTGAATCTAGCTCCGTAATTCAGTCTTCAACAAATGGTATTGAGCCTCCTCGTTCTCTTATTTCGTTCAAGCGTTCTAAGTCTGGAGTTATTTCGGTTGTCGTGCCAAATATTAAAGAGCATAAACAGCACTACACAATCGCTTCTGAAATGCCAAGCAATGACGGTTATCTTAAAGTCGCCGCCGCAATTCAAAAGTTCGTTGATATGAGTATGTCAACTAACCTGTATTATAATACAGCAGCTTATCCAAACAAAGTTCCGCCACAAACAGAACTTGTTCGTGATATTCTCCTCGCTTACAAATACGGCATCAAAAATCTTTATTACACAAACACATTCGATGGTGACACACAAACTGTGCTTGGTTCAGCCACCGAAGTTAAAAAAGTAGAGCCAGAAACACAACCAGAAGAAGTAGATAACTGCTCCAGTGGAGCTTGCACCCTATAAAAAAATGAAAACAGTATTAAACACCGTAAACACAGATTCTCTTAAACAGCCGATCTTCCTTGGCGAAGATTTAGCTATTCAGCGTTATGACCGCTTGAAGTATCCAAAGTTCTATGATCTATATGATCAACAGATGAACTTCTTCTGGCGTCCACAAGAAATCAATCTGACTAAAGATTCTGCTGACTATAAGAATTTGTCTCCAGAAGAACGCTTTGTCTTCGATAGCAACCTCCGTTTTCAAACGATGACGGACTCTATGCTTTCTCGCAGCATCAATTCTCTCGCTGATTATGTCAGCAATCCAGAACTTGAAATCTGCATGAATGTATGGTCTTTCTTTGAAACTGTTCACAGCAACAGCTATACTTATATTCTTCAAAACGTTCATCCAGACGCGACCAAGTTCTTTGACTCTATCTTAGAAGATAAGGAGATTGTTAAGCGCGCAGAAGCTATTTCTAGCCGCTACGACGCTCTCTTGAATACCAAGAGCGAAGACCCAAAGCAACAGATTTTTGACGCTCTGTTGGCTACTCAAATCACCGAAGGTCTTACTTTCTATGTTTCGTTTGCTTGCTCGTTTTATTTCGGTTATCGGGGCAAGATGGAAGGGAACGCTAAGATCATCAACTTGATCTCTAGAGATGAAAATCTCCACGTCGCTATTACTCAAAATATCTTTAAGATTCTCCGTGATAACCCGAAAGAAGGCTTTCAAGAAATCGTAAAGAAGAATGAAGATCGCGTTTACGAAGCATATCGTATGGCAGTAGATGCTGAAAAAGAATGGGCCGACTATCTTTTCTCTCGCGGGAACTTGATTGGACTCACATCTGATTCGCTCAAGAACTATGTTGAATGGCTCGCTGACAGCCGCTTAACTTCTATGGGTTACAAGAAAATCTACAACGTTAAAAGCAATCCTCTTTCTGGATGGCTGGATAGCTTCTACGACAGCAAGAAGATTCAAGTAGCTCCACAAGAAACAGAAATCTCGTCCTACGTTAAAGGCGTAGATAACAAGATGGACGAATCTGTGTTCCAGATGAATCTTTAATCTAAGTAGAGGTTATCACCTCTTGAGTCGATCCATTCATCTCCTATTCTCATAATCTCGGTTCTTTCACCGGGTTTGAGAATAGTTATTGTTTCGCCACCAGCGGAACCAGCAGCAGAGGATGTTTTTATATAAATATCCTCTTTTCCGTTGTTCATCATGTTGTATGACGAACCTTCTTCTAAATCTTCTGGAAGTGTTACAGTAGATTTAGTTTGTGCTTTCATATTCAAAAGCGAACTGGTTTCTGTCTCTGTCAAAGCTACAACTTCCTCAACTCTCTTGACTGTTCCAGCTGTAGTTCCGCTGTAAGTTTCGCCAGAATATTTAAATTCTGTACCGATAACGTATTGAGTTGGCGCTCCTAAAGTAGTCCAGTTAACGTTCACTCCAAAGGTAACGATTTTAAATTTCAAACCTTTATTACTAGCTTGAGCCATTTGATTTACTAATATCACGTCGTTTTGATCAGCCCCTCCATTTAGAGGTAGTTCGATAGGCTTTGCGACTGGAGCCTTATCGGCTTTATCTTCTAGATAGCCGCTAACAACAGGAGACATAGCTCCTTTGCCAAAATCGTCGTAAGGTTGGAATTTAAAATAATACCATTTCTTTCTTTCGATAGTTGAACTAGAAAGTCTTATAGTATTTGAATAAGCTCTTGTTTCATTAAGACCTTGTTCTTTGTGAAGATTCGTGAAATCAGTTGTGTCTGGCGTAAAACCAACAGTATCTCCACTATATATATCTACTTTATATACGTCTTTATTTGACGTTGGAGAATAGCAGTTAAATACTAGCTCATTATATGAAACAGCTTCTGGAAATACTGTAATATGTAATCCAGAGAATCCTACTTTGTTATTTGGTACTTGATTTAAGTCAGCGTCACCAAATGTTCCATCGTTTAATTTAAATAATTCGCGGCCTTCGTTAAGTCCGTATTGGCTGTAATGTTCTTGACCCCAAACTTCTTTTGATTTGTTTGTTTGCAAGATATTATTATCGTAGTATTTAACTAAATCTTCATAATAATTGACGTAAGCAGTATAATCTGGATCAGATCCTCTATAATTAATTGTGATTCCGTTGCCAACTGGTTTTGCGTAAACATTTCTAACAGAACCTTCTGCAACTCCGTTAAATCCGTCAGCTGATTTAAACGCTTCTACAATATTTTCATATGCAATTTCTCCTGTTTCGCTTCTAATTAATAGAGAATCAGATCCTTTGATTCCAGAACCAGTGATCACGTTATCGTAGCCGCTATTCCATACAGCTAATTTGACTCCATCTGCGTTGCCGAAGAAACCAGACAAGACATAGTAAGGAGAATCTTGGAAAGAATCAATAACATCAATCTTGCTATATTCTGGCAATACGTTAAAAGAATTAAATCTTCCGTAGCTATCTAGACCGTTAACGCCTTCAACTGTTACTCTTAATGAAAGATTTCTTGTTGGAACAACATTCTTGTAGTTAACTGTTTCTCTGCTTATCAATCTCTTGTTTGTATCTTGGTCGATTCTATAAGATAGTCCTTGATAATTTTCTACACTGTCTAATACGTTGCCGCCTTGATCTAAAACTTCAACTTTAACTTTTGGCGGGAACGATATAAAAGGATTGTTACGCATTTTTTCCACAGTGGAGATTACTCCGCCCGTCGGATCAATGTACTTCCATCTGAATGTTACGTCAGAAGATGTAAAGTTACCTTGTCCATATCCAACTAGTTCTTCTGGTTCAGCTGGATCGTCTTCTCTTGGATACCAAATAACATTATAGTCCAAACTCTTTATATCAGCAGTATCTACTTTCATTCCAGTTACAAGTAGTCTATCTACTGTATGGCTTCCATTATTATTAACTACTAAAGTAGGCGTAGGAAGAACGTGGAATGTTTTTGAAGCCGCAGAATTAGATAAGAATTTATATGGCGCTTTTCCTTGCGCGTAAACATCAATGTCGTATTGACCGTAAATATCATTAATAGGAATACCTGTACTTAAAGCTGTTTTTGGAACAAAGAAAAACTCAGTTAAAGCCGAATCGTGTTCAGTTGAGTAATCTGGTCTGCTAACATATATCTTATACCCAGTAAAATCAGCAAGATCAGTTGTTGTAGCAGTCCAAGACAATGAAATACCTGTTCCTCCGTGAACGCCATTATAAAGTAAGTTAGTTGGCGCTTCTGGTTTTAAAACAATATCATAAGGTGATTTTACATAGATAGTAGATGAAGTATCATCAATCTCTCTTTCTACATAGTCTTCTTTATTTGGATGGTATTCTAATCCAACAATGCCATAAAGATTAGCTTCCTCTTCTTTTGTAGCGATTGTCTTATAGAATTTAGGCTCAACACCAGAGCCGCTCAAGACATAAAGACTACCAGGTTCTAATGAACTTAAATTTTGCGGGCTTGTGCTTAAATCTAAGTTGTAGAATCCAATTGGATAACCAGTTCCATAAATTAATCCACTGTAACCTATTCCATCAATTTCGGCCAAGTTTCGTAAATCAGTTTGACCTAATGGACCGGGTCCTTCGTACATTTCAATTCCGATAGAATTAAACGCATCTACAACATGAGCTGTGGTTAAAGCTTCTGAAACTGCAACTTTAGTTCCGCCAAAAAAGTCTTTCGGGAAACCAACTGTAGAATATCCTAAGTTACTTCCTAGCGACCATTTCGAGAATGTTGGACTATCTGGTCTATAATCAAAGCCTTGCCATGTACTAGATACGTGATCAACTTTAGCGTAGTATGGCTTTGAATCTACTTGAACATAAGCTCCTCTTTTATAAGTAGTGCCAGTTTTCCAAGATTGAAAACTAGATTGCTGTTGATTGCCTACGTCAGCTTGAATAATTGTGTAGTAAGGCTGAAGCTTACTCATTGCGAGTAAATCTCTGTATATAAATTTAACGCTTCCAATATCGTTTAAGGTCTTGGATGCTCTTTCTAAGATTCTGGTTCCTCCTTTGATCAATGCCGCACAATATCCAAACGCAGAAGAAGAACCGTTATGCGATCTTCCAATTTTGAACACTTCTGTTGCTGCGTAAGTATTCCAAGTTGAGCTTGGAGTAAATGAATTGCTTATCTGAGAACCATTAGAAAATACAATAACAACGTCACCATTTGAAGCGCCTGTAAATACAGCATTTGACCATAAATCATTCAACGAAGAAATCGCTGATCCCGTAATTAAAGCTCCAGCAGAACTTAATCTTACTGCTCTAATTTCTGAAGTGGCAGTAGCTACTGAAGAATTATTGACTGTAACTGCACTCGCTGTACCAATTCCATAAGAAACAACTCCAGTCCAAGTTGCTACTGAGCCAACAACTTGACCATATGCCGCACCTCCAACCATATCTAGATCAATCTCTAAGTCAGAAAATACACCAGATATATTGCTAAAGGTTAAAGAATCCCATCTTGGATTTCCAGAAGCGACTGTATTAGCTGGAAATTGATAAGGAATTCCGCTTAAAAGTGTTTCGCCAGTTGTTGTCGCCCCCGATATTCTTCCTTCAACTGTGTGAACATCAACAATTGCAGACTTCAATAAAAATTCTCCTGTAACGGTAATTACAGAACCATATCCAGCATTATTATAACCAGATATGTTGAGTTTTTTTACTTGAGTTTGGCGTCTCGCTCTAATTTGCTCAAGTGTTCCTGTGAAGCCTCCATCTGCGCCTGTTAAAGCATTTAAGTCTGAAACAGCATAATTTCCAGACGGAATGTGAACATAGATTCCAGAATCTAAACCGTCTTTAAACTCGCCATCAACTTTGATTGTTGAAGCGTTAGCATCGACTTCCAAGATGCGTCCGAATGTTCTTGCGACGTTTCTAATCTCGTCGCTTACGGTGAACAAGTCGCCGGGTTGAAGATAAGCCGCTTCCAAGCCTCCAACGAAGCTAACCGTATCAACCTCAAATATAGAGGTGCTAATGACGTATCTGCCAATTCTCTTTGCTTCTGATCTAGAAGTGCAACCAGCAGCGTTAATTTTAAATGGATTTAAACCATATTTTCTGATACCATCGGTATCTTCAATGTATTCGATTTTTGTTTTATAAGAATCGTATCTATCGTTATACGTCACTTCAACGGAAGTGTAACGCATATTTCTAGCTGTTTCTGTATAATTGAACACTCCGTCCTTAACAGACGAGTTGCTGAAATTCATTAACTGTTCTTTTGGTCTATCAACAAAGAATGAGAATCCTTCTGTGTTCCAAAATACAATCCCTTTAAAGATTGCGGCGATATCTTTTAGAATATTATAAGCTTGATCTTTGTTGTAGAAGATGATGTTACAAGTGTATCTTGGTTCTAATCCACCTTGACCGTCTGGCACGCCTTTAAACCTTCCGTCGTCATCAACAGCATCGCAATAACGCCCAATATCATAAAGGTTCCATTTATCAACAGAAGATGAATCAATGTAATTACCTAAACCATAATTCGGATCAGTAATGATGTCATATAAAACCCAAGCAGGATTATCTGTCCAACCAATCTTAAATGTTCCGTC